GCGTTTCCCAGTCACGATCCGAAAGAGAGGCAGAAATACTAGAAGAGTCGCAAAATGTCATTCCTGCTATTACTTCTCAAAATGAATCTATTTTTGATGATGAAGCAAGTTATGATGTAGCTCAAAATATATTTGGAAAAGCACCAGGATGGGCAGTTGCAGGAGTAAATAAAATTGATGACTTACTACGTCCAGGTGGCACAGGCACACGTATAGCACAGGCTGATGAAGTAGCCGATGCGGCGACAAGTGCAGGAGAAAAAATAAATAGATTTTATTCTAATATAGAAGCAAGACTTATTGATCCCAATGCTCCTAGTGTTTATAAAACAGAAGAAGATTTATATAACTTTTTAAATTCAAAAGGTATTTCTAAAATAGAAATAGAGGATTATCAAATACCTCAATTAGTTCAATCAACGCTACAACAAGGGATACCTCTTACAAAAGCAAATCTTCTTGAAAGAATAAAAAATGCCCCTGTTAGAAAAATAGAATCTAAAACTTTTGGTTTTAGATCGGAAAAAGAAAATATTGATGGTGAATTTACTCAAGGCAAATTTCCTAATCAATATATTGAAAAAGGGTATCTACCAGAAACGTATAGGGAAAATGTTATTTATATTGACCCTAAAAATTTACCTCAAGATATTAACTCGTATGCATACTCTACACATGGTTTTTTTGAAGATGATACACTAAAGTACGTTATAGGCTGGTCAAGGTCAACAGATCGCTATGGTATTATTCCAGGAAGTTCAAATCAAGTGCTATCTCCTGAAAAAACAAAAATAATAACCGATTTAACTAAAAAAATTGAAAGATTGACAAAACTTTCTGAAACTTCGGTTGACGATATAATTTCAAGATCAGGAGGTAGATTGTCTGTTGATCAAGCTACAAAAAATATTTCTCAAGCAAAAAAAGATTTAAATAAAGCAAAAAAAGATTTAGATGGTGCAAATGCAGTAATAAAAGAAACATCTGACGAACCAATAAGAGTAACTTTTGCTGATGAAATACAATCAGATATTTTTCAAAAATACAGAGATGAATTAGCCATAGTAAAAAAAGACTACGAAACGCTTATGGCTAAAAATATTAATGTAAAAAGCAAAGAAAGTCTTAATCTAGCGATAAGGGACTTAGACTTAAATACAAGAAAAGGTGATGAGGATATTTTAACTTTTTACGATAAGCATAAACATATCATGCGTCCTTTATTTAGAACAGTAGATGATTTTGCAGCACATGTAAAATCTTTAAAGGAGTCTAATCAAGTGTTTGCAGACTTTGCAAAAATAAGACCTGGTACTCTACAACCTTCACAATTAAAAACTGTTCAAGACGCGGCAAAAAAACGTGATGAAGTTCTTGAAATTATAAATGAATCTTTTACAGACCCAAAAACATTATTAAAATTATTTCCTAATATTCCTTTTAAAAATCGTAAAGCATGGGGAGAAACTATTATTAAAAACGACCTTTATATGGCAGCAAAAAGATTGTTTATAGATAAAGACGCTAATGCTGCACAATGGTATGCAATCAGTCCTGCCGACCTTGTTAAAGTAAGATATTCTAGTCAAGGACTTAATAAAGGTGGAACAAATACTTCTTTAGAGGCAAGAGCATTAGCAAAAGAAACAGGAGAAGAATTAAAAGGTGTAGGAGTGGAAGAGTTTTACGGAGGACCAAATTCAACAGATCCCTCAGGAACACATTATACAAGTGTATTAGAAGATGCCCTAAGACGAGCTGCTGGTATTAATAATACCGAATTTAAAATAATAAAAGTTTCTGTAGGAGATCCTAAGTCAATGAAACGTTTTTTTGAAATTATATCTCCAGACGGAGAAATAGTACACACGCAGAAGTTGGGTAGAGGAAATAATGCAGCAGACGCTTTAATGAGGGCTACGAAATATGCAGAAGATTTAGGAGAAGGTTTCACTGTAAAAGCAGTTGAAGTACCTAAAGACTTTAAAACTGTGGACGCTTATGCTATAAAACTAACACCAGAGATGTTACTACCATCTAAAACCCACATGGCAACAGGGGGATATGTTCATTATGATCCTTTAGTTTCTGTGGAAGAGCTTATAGGAGCATACTAAAATGGCAATTGAAAGACCAGCAGGTTACGATGAACCGCAAACAGTTAATGATCAATTAATGATTCCTCCTATAGTAGGCGAAGAAGTTCAATTAATTCCTGGAACAGATGAAGAGATTAACATAGAAATGACAGAAGATGGTGGTGCTATTATTGGCGAAGAACAAGTAATCACAGAAGACACTTTTGATGCTAATTTAGCGGATTTAATTGATAAAAATAAATTAGGAGTTATTGCTAGTGATTTAAGAGCTTCTTATGATGAAGATAAATCTTCACGTCGAGAATGGTCAGATGCTTACACAAAAGGATTAGATTTATTAGGATTAAAATATCAAGAACGCACAATGCCCTTTGCTGGCGCAAGTGGTGTTACTCACCCTTTGTTAGCGGAATCGGTTACTCAATTTCAAGCACAAGCATATAAAGAATTATTACCTGCGGGTGGCCCTGTTAGAACGCAGATAATAGGTTCGCAAACTAAAGAAAAAGAAGATCAAGCTCAACGTGTATCTGAATTTATGAATTATCAAATTATGCATGTGATGGAAGAATATGATCCTGAACTCGATCAAATGCTTTTCTACCTTCCTCTTGCGGGTTCTACTTTTAAAAAAATATATTATGATTCTTCTTTAGGAAGAGCTGTATCAAAATTTGTAACAGCAGATGACTTAGTTGTGCCTTATTCTGCTACAGATTTACAACAAGCCGAAAGAGTTACACACGTAATAAAAAAATCAGCTAATGAAGTTCGTAAGTTACAAGTTGGTGGTTTTTACAGAGATGTTGATTTACAAGAATATGATGGCAGCGATAGAATTGAAGAAAAAGAAAGACGTATATCAGGTGTTCAAAAAGTAGGATATAGCACAGAGGAGTATACTCTTTTAGAAATTCATGTTAATTTAGATGTACCTGGTTTTGAAGATCCCGATGGAATAAAACTTCCTTATATTATAACTATTGACGAAGGCTCTGGAAATGTTTTATCTATTTATAGAAACTATAAAGAAGGGGATTCTCTTTACAAAAAACAACAATATTTTGTCCATTATAAGTTTATGCCTGGTTTGGGTTTTTATGGCCTTGGCCTTATTCACATGCTCGGCGGATTATCCAGAACTGCAACGTCAGCCCTCCGTCAACTTATCGACGCTGGTACGTTGTCCAATCTTCCTGCTGGATTTAAAGCTAGAGGATTGCGAATTAAAGACGACGATACTCCCTTACAGCCGGGAGAATTTAGAGATGTAGATGCTCCAAGTGGAGATCTACGACAAGGATTATTACCTCTTCCTTATAAAGGTGCTGATCCTACTTTATTTCAATTACTTGGTTTTTGTGTTCAAGCAGGGAAAGAATTCGCTACTGTAGCCGATCAAAAAATAGGTGATGCCGCTAGCGCAGGCGCTCCCGTCGGAACAACAATGGCTGTAATGGAACGTGGGATGCGTGTTATGTCTGCTATTCATAAAAGAATTCATTACGCTCAAAGAATAGAATTTAAACTATTAGCAAAAATATTCGCTGAATCTCTTCCTCCCCTTTATCCCTATGAAGTACAAGGAGATTTACAATCATTAAAAGCTACAGATTTTGACGAAAAAATAGATATTATCCCTGTATCTGATCCAACTATATTTTCAATGTCTCAACGTGTAACTTTAGCGCAGACTCAATTACAACTAGCAGAAGCTGCTCCTCAAATGCATAATATGTATGAAGCGTATCGTCGTATGTACGCAGCTATGGGAGTTCAAAATATTGATGCTATTTTACCTATTCCTACTCCTCCTCAACCTAAAGATCCTGGCGTAGAAAATGCTTTAGCTTTGTCTGGTCAGTCTTTAACAGCCTTTAGACGTCAAAATCAAATGGCTCACGTAGATGCACATAGAGCTTTCTTTTCAAGTTTCTTAGTTAAAAATAATCCTCAAGTAATGTCTATTTTACAAGCCCATATAATGGAGCATGTATCTTTACAAGCACGAGAAGAGGTAGAACAAGAAATGCAAGAAGAAGTAAAAAATTTACAACAACAAGCAGGAGGTCAATTAACTCCAGAGATGCAAACAGAGATGCAAGAACTTTTAGAATCTAAAATAGCTGAAAGAATTGTTGAAATGACGGAAGCTATGGTAACAGAAGAACAAGAATCTTTACAACAAGACGGCAAAGATCCATTAATTGACTTAAAACAACAAGAAATTAACCTTAAAGCAGGAGATTTGGAAAGAAAAACAACTATGGATCAAGGCAGATTAGGTATAGATCAAGCCAGATTAGACCAAACTGCTGAAATAGCCGAAGCAAAAATGGATTCTCAAGAAGATATTGCTCAATTACGTGCAAATGTTAATTTAACTAAACAAAAAGAAATTGAAAAAAGTAAAAAAGACCCAAGAACGGTTGATGTAAACAAAAATATTAGATTTGATAACTAATGATAACGCAGGGAGAAGAAAAACTGCAAAATTTTTTTGAAGAACTAATGATTTTTTCAGAAAAAACTTCCAAAAGCAGTGAAGATAGTATACTTTTAGCAGGCGCTATGATGGCGGTTGCTCGTATTTTGTATTTTGACAATTTAACACACAACGAAGCTAATACTATTATGGATGCTAATACCGTTGATTTAATTAATGTAATTAAACCAACAATACATTAGGAGATAAAATGGCAGTAAATAACCCAAAACCAAAATATATAAACGGAAGCATGTATCCTAACGCTAAAATGACAGTAACTACTGATGGAAATCCTTATGCAGGGAAATTTGTTAATGATCAAAAAATTGTTGATGTATATACAGCAAGTGCAGAAGGACCGAAAAAAACCGATAACTTAGGCGCTGGACCAAAAGGACAAAGAAGTAAAGTTCAAATTAAAAAAGTACCTTTTAAAGGACTGTTTTAATGACTCCGCTACGATAAGGAATTGCTGGGGTATAATAAATTGCAAATTTAAAAAATTTGCTATAGATTGACTTCTTAAAAAGGAGGTTTCTATGAAACTTGCAAAAGATATATGGGCTCACTTGAAAGAGTGGAGTGACTGGGGAATGAAAGACTGGATTAAAGCTGGTATCGTTGCCGTAATAGTAATTATAGTTCTAGGAAAAATTTCAGGGGCTGTATAATGTTTAAGATCATTGGAAGTTTATTAGGCGGTAAAGACGGCGCTTTAAAACAAGTCGCTTCGGTGATCGATTCAATCCATACCTCAGAAGAAGAGAAATTAGATAAAAAGATTTTAATGCAACGCATTCAGCAAAAACTTGCTGAAAAGCAATTGGATGTAAATGCAAAAGAGGCTGGCCACCGCTCCGTATTTGTGAGTGGCTGGCGGCCCTTCATCGGCTGGTGCGGAGGCTTCGCTCTCGCTTTCGAATTTATTCTTTCCCCAGGGATTGAATGGTATAGTAAATTCGCAGGATTAAATTTAATAGCACCCGAGATCCAAACTGGACCTCTTCTCGCCATTGTCACTTCAATGCTCGGTGTAGCGGGACTCAGGTCCTTCGAGAAATCAAAAGGCTTAACAAAATAGGAGACTAAAATGAAAGACTTTAAAGTGGATGATGCAATTCGTATAATGGACGATATTCCAGAATCTAAAGTAATAAAAGCTTATAAATTAGCTAGAGATAGAAAACCAAGTGGAAGATTAAATGTAGATGATATTGAACGAGCATTAGGAGCTATTAATGATACAACTCGTAAAGCTAAAAAAGCCATGACGAGCGATGAAGCTTACTCTGGTTCGAAATTTCTGGG